ACTTTTTCTTTTTTAGTTTCTGGAATCTTTGACTGTTCTGGTTGTATATCTTCTTGCTCTTGGCTCTGAGGGCTTAGAGGGGCTGTATAAATAAAATTATTAGGATTATATTCCAAAGGTTCAAAACTTGGTATATTAAACGTTCCACAGGCTTGATATGTGCCTTTTTCATCTTTTCCAATAAGACTAGGTAAATTATTTCTATGTGTATCAACACAGGCTGGTATATCAACTACAGGTTTATAAATAATATCAAGTGTTGGTCTATGAACTTCCCATATTCTAATTTTTGGAATATCTATTTCTTTTATTCTTATTTGTGGAATATCAATCTTTGGAATTTCCATCTTTCATATCTCCAATAGAAATAGACCACCCTTTTTCTCCAAACTTACCAACTTCTTTTATTTCTGGTTTTTTTTGTTTTTTATCTAGTTCCTCGTGATACTTTTTTATTTCGTTGTCTAGTTCTAAATTAAATTTTTGCATACGCAGCCAGTGAATAAGCTTATCAATATAATATTTAATTAATTTTTTTATAAATCCAAAAACCATTATTTTTTAGGCTGTATAAATTCTGGAATAGTACCGCCTGTCATGTCTGGTAACGCATTATCCAAAACCTTTGGCATCATTCCCTGTACATTATCAAGAACCTCATTCATGACTCTTGCCTTGAACTGTTCACTGGTAACAAAGCGGTAAGCATAGTATGAGCCGCCTAACATTGACAAGGTAAGAAAAAGCGACAACAATGAAGCTATCTGACAAATTTTTTGAAACATAATGCTGAGAGAAATTTTAATTAAATTAGCAGCACCCCTTACTTTGATGACGCTGTTTTTGATTCTTGGCTTAATGCCTCTATATCTGATGGCTGGCTTAATTCGGGTTCAGCTTGAGTCTCAAGAATCTGCTGTTCCACAATCTTCATTGCACCGTTAGTTTCATGTAAAGCAATCCAAAGCTGTTCTCTTTGTTGAGCAAGCTGCTGTAATTTTTCCTGTAAATTCATAATTTAGTAGAGTTTTTTACCAGCAACAATAGCAGCATCAATAGCTGTAAAATCTTCAGATGTCCAGATAGATGTTGTTTCATCTAGCTTTTTGTAAGCTTTAATAATTTCAAGATGCTCTACATTCCTTTGAATCATTTCTTTCCACTCTGCTTCAGTATGCATAGTTGTAGGATTTGCAGTCTGATAAGCAGCAAAATTAGCATCTGCATTAATTACAGTTACGCTATCACCAGCAGCAGAAAAAATTGCTGCGATTTCATCTGCGGTTTTTTCTTCCATAACAAAAATAAGGTTACTTTTAGTTTACCCTGCTTCGAGGGCTGTGACTTTTGCAGATAGTTCCTGCACTGCTTTAATTAAATGCCAAGTAAGTTCATCTGGTTGTACATTTTTTATACCTCTTTTATCTTCAATAACTGCACTAGGTATTATAGTTTCTAATTCTTGTGCTATACAGCCAACTTGTATGCCAGATTTTGCTACTGTTAATTGTTCAAGGTCAAAACGTTGCAAAGCTGAATCTGTAATTTCAGAAGCAATTCTATATTCAAAATTTCTAACTTTAATTTGATTTATTTCTGCTAAACCAATTTTACTGTCAACAATATTCTTTTTAATTCTTCTATCTGATGTAGTATTCCATGATGATGTATTTCCTGTATTATAAACACCACCTACACCAACAACTCTAAATGAAGTATCTGCTGAATGTGTAGAAACATTGAATCCTAAGGCACAAGCACCTGTTCTAGTTGCACTATCTACATCCGCAGATGATCCAATAATTGTATTTTGATCTCCTGTAGTAATTGCATCGCCAGCATCTGCTCCTAGAGCAGTGTTATGAGTTCCAGTTGTGTTTGCAAATAAAGCCGTATCACCAATGGCTGTATTGTTATCAGAAGTAGTGTTATTGTAAAGACTATTTTGACCAAATGCAGCATTAGATGACCCAGTTGTATTTGATTTCATAGAGTCTTTACCAACTGAGGTATTATCAGTTCCAGTTGTATTAGCTTCTAAAGAACGAGCACCAATAGCAGTATTAGACCCAGAAGTTGTGTTTGCTCCTAAAGCAGATCTACCAACAGCAGTATTGTTACTTCCAGTTGTGTTGGCATCAAGTGCATTATTACCAATAGCTAAGTTATCTCCTCCACTTGTGTTTTCTTTTAAAGCCTGATAACCAATACCCAGAGTATTATCTGCTGTGGTATTAGTACAAGCAAAATATCCAATAGCTGTAATACCACTACCACCAGTTCCACCAGTAGCTCTTCCTATAAAGGTACTTTGTCCACCACTTGTATAATCTGCACCAGCATTGTGACCAATAGCTACGTTATTTTCTCCAGTTGTAACACTATCTAGTGCATAACTACCTACGGCTGTATTTCTCTGCCCAGTTGTGACTGCTCCTAATGAATTAAATCCTACTGCTGTGTTATTACTTGCTGTTGTATTTGCATCTAAAGCATTAGCACCTAAAGCCGTGTTATTAGTTCCAGTTGTGTTAGCTGATAAAGCAAATTTCCCTACCGCAGTATTATCTGCTCCAGTTGTGTTTGCTGTTAAAGCATTAGTACCTATAGCAGTGTTATCAGAAGAAGTTGTGCTTGATGTTAACGACCCAACTCCTATTG